GAATGTATCGTCGTCGCGAGTGAAGAAGGCTTTTGCGGTCGGCGTGGCTGTGGTATTGTCCTGCACCGCACCTTCGGAAGCGTACTCGAAAGCCATCGTATGCCCAGCAGGCATATCCGGGATGATCTTCAAGTGACCTTGCTGGATGCGGTACTGGTAAAACGGACCGGACATGGGCAGTGCTTTGAGCATCTGCCATTGCTGCGGGGAGCGTGGGCCGAAGACTGGGAGTCGGCGCGTCCGGTCAAAGATCGTTTCATTGAGAATCTTGAGAAACGCATTCGGAGCCAGGTCCGTGACAAGCCCCAGATCGCTGCCAGCTGCGCTGGTGAAAACGGTTTCGTACTGCAAAGCCGTCCAGGAACGCCGACGGACAAGGTCCTCACAGATTTCATTGGCAAGGCCAACGATCTGCGTGAGTTGGTCGTCCTGCGACGACATGACGATTTGAGGTACTGTCAGACCATTGCGCTGGCAGAATTCCTGAACGATTCGCAGAAGGGTCATGATGACTCCTTAGAGCTTTTGTGACTTGGTAGCCGGTTTGTCGCCAGAAAGAGCTTCGACCTTCGCAGCCAGTTCACGAAGTTGAGTTTCGAGCTGCTCGTTGCGGGCTTGGAGATTTTCGTTTGTGGCCTTGAGGGCGGAGAGTTCCTCGCTGACCTTGCCGGTGGAACCCGCGCTGGTCAGCCAGTCGATGGCACGTTGCTTCAGCGCGCGGCCGCCCATGCCGATACGGGCCAGGACCTCTTCGTTGGCAGCAGCAAGGTCTTCAACACTGCGAATGTGCAGCGACAGCATGGTCTTGACCTGCGACGGCGACAGCGGAGGCCAGTCCGTGATCGGGGTGCCGTTCGGCGGGGCTTCGCGGCCTTCACACCAGTCCTTGTAGACTTCTTTGAAAGCGCTCAGCCATTCGCGAGGGCAGCGACCTTCTGCAACATCCTGCTTGAGTTTGTCGAACCACTCATCCGCTTTACGCTCAATGCAGTCCTTGGATCCCATCGGGGTGATCAGGGCGTAGTGAACATCCCGACCAACATAGTGACCGGCTTCGATGGATGCTTGACGGTCTTCCTCAGCCCGGACTTCGAACCGGACAAATGGAGGCCGTTCTTCGAGTTTTTGTACCATTATCTAACTCCCACAGTTAGTGAACGAACCCTCCCACCAAAAAACCCCAGGGCCGAAGCCCTGAGGAACACCGTGGGAGGTGGAAGGTGTATTACAACGGACTGGTGGTCTTGCGAACCCAACCATAGTCGCCAGCAGCGAAAGCCGTGTCGGCGGTGTAATTGCCGGCAGTAGCGTTCACCGCGAAGGCGCCCGTGACGGTGCAGGTAGCTGCAGCGGCGATAGCATTTGCGGCAGGGCCGACGTAGACATAAGTGCGGTTGTCGCGGGCCAGCATCGGAGTGCCGACGGCAAACTCCGGAATTGCAGTACGGCGCTCAGTATTAGCACCAACCAGAGGGGTGACAGCGATAGTCATTTTAGATCTCCTGAAAAAGTTTCACAGGGGGATTACCGGATAGTAATCCCCCGACGTTACTTATGCCTTCTGCACACCCTGCAGCGAACGGTTCGAGCAGACGAGATTCCCCATCCACAGGACCGGGACAACAGCTGCGTCCTGGTTGTAGGGCTTCATCTCGTCCATCACGGTCATGTCCGCATCCTTGTGCACGACCACTTCGAGGTAGTCAGTGTTCAGGAAGTAGGCATGGTTTGCCGGGATACCGGAACCACCGTCGAAAATCACGTCCGCGCCCTTGTACTTCAGGCTGACGAAGCCGGCGTTGGCCTTGGTTTCGTCGGTGTAGCGCTTGATGGAGGTCTGCGACTGCTCGAAGAACGTGAAGTAGTTGTTGTCCATCACGATCAGATCGGGCTGGTCATCGCCGCGAACCAGGCTGAGCCACAGGGGCAGCATCAGGGATTCCATCGTGGTAGCGTCAGGGGTGATCGCACCACCGCCCTGAATCGGAGCAGCCGCGGACTGCACCTTGTTCTTCCAGAACGTCCAGGTGGAGGAGTCGATACCGCCGACAGTACCCGTACCGGCGTCAGCCACGAGTGCCTGCAAACCGTTGACCTGGTTTGCCAGCGTACCGTCGGAGTAAATGTCGGCGGAGAAGTTGTTCTTGAAGGTGCGGATAGCGTTCTTCAAGCGCGACTTGACGAGGTTGATGATGCGGGAATCGCCGCTGTTGGTGCGGAGTTCCAGGCCGCTGGCCACAACGTTGATTGCGATCTGACGCCACTGGTACTCAGCCGCGCTGATCACGTCGGAAGCACCCACGTTCAGCACATCGTAACCACTGTAGCGCTGGTAAGTGTTGTTCTCGGCGTAGTCGAGAGGAGCGACGATGGTCAGACCACCATCTTCACGACGCACATTGCCCTTGTCGTAGATACGACGAAGCAGGGCGTTGTTTTTGGACACGTTGTCCTTGATTTCTTTGGCATGCTTGCGGAAGGTCGTGGAGACCAGTTCCGTGAACACGGTATTGGGAGACGGCATGATTGAAAACTCCTATGAAGGTTCGATTTATGCTCGGGACTTAATCGTCGCCAGAGCCGCATTAAGCGTGTCGTCGATACTTCCAAGGGGAGCCGTTCCGCTCGCCGCTTTCGCACTCGATTTCACATTCGCACCAGTTGCCTTGCGGGCCTGTTTCACTTTCTCGGCGGCTTCCGCTTTTGCTTTGGCTTCAGCATCCGCCGTCAAGCGGGCTTGTTCCTTAGCGCGGGTGATCGGGTTAGCCCAGATCGCCTTCTCGTAAGCATCTTTCAGGTCCTTCGCAGCGCCACTTCGCAAAAGCCCAGCAATGTCATTTGCCACTTCGTCGAAGTACTGATGCGCGGGGTCGGAAGCAAAAGTGTCGATTTCGGCTTGCAACGTTGTGTGCGCCTTGTCAGCCTCTTGTTGCTCTCGGCCATCCAAACGGAATTGTAGGTCAGACAGTTGTTTTTGCAAGCCTGCGACTTGCGGGTCGACGTAGGGGGCTTCGCCGCCAAGGTCAACGCCGTATTCTTTGGCGAGATGCTGGAAAAACTGCTGCTTTTGCTCGGGGGTGCCAGTTGCTAATGCGACATGCGCACGTATCAGGCCGGAGACTTGTTGGATTGGGTCCACACCTTGGGCCTGAAAGATGTGCATGTAGGGCTGCACGACGCCCTTAAGGGCCTTGCCGATGGAGGCGTCGGCTTTGTAACCTTCAAGACCCTTGAAAATGTCCTCTTCACGTTTCAGGACTTCCTGCTGGACCTCCGGCGGGAGCGTCGCGAACTTCGCCGCGGCCTCGGGACGCCAGGTTTTCGGGGCTTGGAGTCCGGTTGCGGCAGGAGTACCTGTCTCGCCTTCCGTCGCCGGCGGAGTACCCGTAGCAGCAGGATCAGTTGCACCAGTACCGTCACCAGTACCAGCGCCATCATCCAGGTTAACGTCGTCAGTTCCGCTGCCATTGTCATCCCCTCCCACCGAACTGCCGAACAAGTCAGCAGAAATAGACTCCCCGGCAGCGGACAAGTCCAGGCCACTCTCACCACCGGCTGCGCCGGCACCATTGTTGTCAAGATCTTCGATACCCACGGTAATTCTCCTTTACTGTCGTTCCACAGTGGCTGTTACGCCGGACTGCATTTCGCTGGCAAGTTTTTCAAGTTTCTGCGAGGGCAGGCCAGCTACCAACTGCTCCGCAGTTTGCTCGATCTGATGATCGAATTCGGCTTCGCTACGAGCGTGTGCTGCTCGAGCGGATTCGGTTTCCCCCGGCTCCAGCACCCGGCAGCCGTGGCGGCGAAGGTTCTCTTCATGCGCACGGCGACCTTCGATCCGCTGACCAGTGACGGGGCAGTTATATCCGGCGTAGTCGCCGCGAACAGCGGGGGCTGCGAGTTGCTTCACAGCCTGCGTTCCGCAGTCACATTGCTGTGGGTCATCGTAGTTCGCGAGCTTCAAAAACCGGTCAAAGGTTGTCTGACACGAGGGGCACTTGTAAGAGTAAACTGGCATAATAATCTCCCACGGATTACGGTTGAGTAACGCCGGGGAGTTTCGGCATCGCCATCTTCAGTCGCAGTTCTTGCAATTTCATTGCATGTTGAGCAGCTGCGAACTCCCCTTTGCGCTTGAGTTCTTCGAGTTTTGCGGCGGTTTCAGCTTCTTTGAGCTGCTTATCCATCGCAAGCATCTCCATTTTGACCTTCTGCTCAGCTTGTGCTGCTTCGAGATCGGCTTTAGCCTTGGCATCTGCACCGTTGCCCTGTGGTTGCGGGGGCTGCATCTTTTTCAGCTCATCCTCGACCTCCGGCCCGAAGCGGTAGCGGCGGGTGACAGCCAGGAGGATAGACTTCGCAGCATCGAACGGCATTGTACCTTGCTGGACCAGCGGTCCAACGCCGTTCATGAACTGCGCAACAGCGTTGAGGAACTCGCCCATGTTCTGCTTGTCCTCAGTCGCCTCAGCATCGACAGTCGAGTTCGTTTCAATGTCGATGCGATAGTTACGCTGAAGATCGTTGGTAAGCAGCCCCATGATTTCCTCCCACGAGGGGAGTTGAGCAGCAGCAAGGATTTGCGGCGGTGGTGCCGGGGGTTGAGCAGGCGGTTGACCAGGAACTTGCGGCTGTTGCTGTGCCTGCATCTGGAGTTGCTGCAGCATTGCCTGCGCTTGCTGTTTCTGCTGTGCAGTGGGGAATTGCAGACCAGTCATTTGCGAGAGGGTTTGCTGCGAGAACTTGGTCATCGCAATCTCACCCATGATGCGCAAGCAATCCCGCACATACCGAGCAACCTGTTTTTGCATCTTCTTCAGACGCAGCGTTCCCCACTGGTTTTTAATGTTCTGTGCGGTTGCTGTTTCCGACGCCACTGAGGCACCACGGAGAATATCGCTAATGCCAGTAATCTCGTAGATAACCTGTTTGACTTGCTGACGCTGGACGTAGAGCTGTTGCAACACAGCGACAAGTTTTTCCAGCGGCATGAGCCAAATAGCCTTTTCCAATGTCTGCCCCTGCTGCATCGCCGCCACATTTTCCGCAGGAATCAGAACATTGTCATCGGCTGCCAGGACCTTGTCGAGACCTTCCAGCGTAGAATCGTAGAAACCACGAACTTTAAGTGCCTGAACGATCTTGTTAATGCGGACTGTGATGCGGTTGAGCTCCTTCGCCTGCTCCTCGTACATGGTGTACAAGGAAACGGGCACAAGCGAGCTGATCTTCTGGAAGAGTACCAGCGGTCGGGGCATTGGGAAGAAACCGGAGAGTTGCAACGGATCTTCCACTTCCTTGACAAAGCCTTGCGGGTAGCTGGGAGCGAGGAACCGGACCATCTTGGTCTCTTTATCCCAGATTTCAAACACATGGCCGAGGTCAACGCCTTCGGCATCAATTACCTTTTCGGAATCGTCATCCCCATCATCACTTTTCTCGGCATGAGCCTTACCGCTGATGTTCAGCGGGATGCGGTGGCCGATTTCCTCCCCGAAGTTCTTGACGAGTTCATCCCGCGTCATGAAGTGTTCGCGAGCTACCCACGGCACGTCTTTCCACTGCTTCGCATAGCCGTGAAGGAACCGGTCCCAAGGCACGGCTTCGCCGCACACAGTTTCGTATTCGACCTGCTCTGCAGGTTCGGCGTGAATTTCGCCCTTCTCGGCCTCGATTTCCCCTTCGCCAGTGTCGTCTTCCTGACCTTCGGTTGGGTTGTTCGGCTCGGGTTGTTCGCTGATCGCCGCATCGTACTTGAACCAAGTCACCCCCGACCCAGGAACGAGCGCCTCAAGCACCGCTTGCGACATAAGGTCGTCGAAGGGCGTGTAATCCCCGAGTTCGTTGTCGATCAGGAACTCAAGACTGCGTCGTGCAACGTCCGAAGCCACCTTGCCAAGCGGATCGTCGTCTTTGAAGCGGCGCTGAACAACTGGCCGCGGTGGGTTGTTGTAAAGGGCTGGGGCAAGGGTCTCAGTGTTGCTGTAAAGGATGTTGAAGGGGGACTCAGCCGCCTTTCCGCCTTCGTAGAGTTTCACAATACGCGAAGCATCCTTGCGATATTCCTTCACGCGCTTGCGCGCGGCATCAAGCTCTTTCAGCCATGCCTGCACTTTCGGGTCGGCTTTGGCCGTGTCGACGGCACCTGAAAGGGATTTTCCGATATCCATGTTAACCTCTGTGATCAGATTTCGAGGGCTTCAACACGACGCTGGCGCTGCCGCTCGACAAGTTCGTTGATAGTGTACTGGCCGGGAAGTTTTGGCAAGCCCGAGCCTGCGACGGGGGCAGCTTTCGGAACCCAAGGCCGTGACATGACAGCGTAGCGGGTTTCGTCGGCTGCGTGGTCCTCGGCTTCGGTATCCAGGTCCTCAGGGTCTGTTTCGTCATGCTGGAGGGTCGGGAGAGTCCGGATGGTGTCCTCGCAGCAGTCGCAAAAGTACAGCATCGGCGTACCCCCGCTACCGACCAGCCGTTGCCGGACCTGCTCCCACCCCGCCTTGCGCTTGTTGTCAGCCCGACGCCAGGAGCACTTGTGAATTGCCATTGTCTCGCCGATGGAAGGTCCTCCGTCACGAATGAAGATCGCGGGGTCAGCCACGCCATAACGAATCCGCTCTCCCTTTTCGCGTTCGACAATACCTTGCGCGACGAGATCGGCGGTCATCTTGAGACCTTTGTTCGGGCCGGTGGAGCCATACCATTCACGGTACTTGACCATCGCGCCTTTTGGCAGCGTGCGTTCACCTATCCGGTACTCCTTGTCCAGCACGGCATACCAGCCCACGCTGAAGGGTTTCGCTGATCCCCAGTCGAATCCGCGGAAGAACAGCATCCCAGGATTGCGGAGGGCGAGAAACTCGTTCGTCGGCAGAACGTGAACATACTCGTCCCACTCGTCGAAGAACGCCCCATCAACAATATCCCAGTTCCCTTCAAGCCACGCTTTGACCAGGGCTTCGGAACCGGACTGGCGGAGCCGCAGAATGTACGTCGGGTCATTTCGCATCAGGAGCTGGTTATCCCCGATCTTCGACGGGATGAACACCCGTGACAGGGAAACCATTTGCTTAACCCCGTCGACTTCAATCTCCATCTCCTCTGAAATTACCTGATAGCCTCGCGGATTCGGGTCGATGTAGCGCTTTTTGACCCAGTTATGACCAGCGCCGCCAGGGTTGCCGGTAAGGCGCATCCCCACAGGAACGCCAGCGCCAGAGCGCAGTGTTGCGCGGAGTTTATCAATCGGAGCTGGCGACGGAAAGTTAGTGACCTCCTCCACATAAACTCGTGTGTAGTTGTGGCCTTGGTATTCCTCGGCATCGGAGTCCCTTTCGAGGTAGGCAAATTTCAGGCGAGCGCCATTAGCCATTGTCCAGGTTTTTTGCTGCTCGTTGTATTTCGCACCGAGCTTCGGGAAAATCTGCTTTGTCCGTGCGATGACTTCCGCGAGCTGGACGAGTTTCCGCCGGAAGAAGATACCAATGGCGGCTTCACCGTAGAGACTGGAATGCTGCAGCCAATCCCCGATGGAGGACTCAGTTTTTCCCCCTCCACGTGCACCGCCATAGAAAACCTCAAAGATCGGGCACTCGAGCAGCGCGGTTTGCGGCCCCGGCTGCGGGGACCAGAGGACGGTTTGCGCGGCTTCAACCTGGAACATGCACTACCTCTGCGTCCAGGATTTGGCCGTGGCCGGGGGTGGAACTGGCAAAAGCAGGGGGGAGGGTTTGGGAAGTGCCCCCCTGTACCCCAGGTCCGTGTGCGGCGGCCCATTCTTCAGCGCTCGCGGCTTTCGGTGGGAGGGCAACGACGAAGTTCTGCTGGACGTTGAGGTTCTGCTGCCGCGCGCCGTACCCGAGGGCTTTGGAAGTGATTTCCAGTGCCTTCAGCGCCGTGTCCCGGTTCTGGGTCACAGCGAGCTTGTCCAGGACAACGTCCAAGGACTTCGAGGCAAGTGCACGGAGCTTCTCGTCAATCGACAGCACAAGCTGCGGGTCCACGACCTCCATCTTCCGCGCAGCCAGCCGTGCTTGAAACGCATCCGAGTTCATCACCCGCGAAAGCCAGCCCTGGGTGTAGCCAAACTGCGCCGCAAGCTGCCCTTGCGAGACCGCTGGATTTGCGATAATCATGTCAATCAGCGCGTCGTGGGTGTATTTCACCCGCTGGCTCGCCCCAGCCGCACTTTCCGTTCCCATCAGTGGTTCAGCCATTTTCAGTCCCCTTATGCGTGTGCGGAGATCAGTTAATCGTGACGGGATTGTAGGCTGGGCGCCGCGCGTTGTCAAGCGCGAGCCGGCGGAAACCTGTGCTCCGGCAGCTACCCCCTAACCTCCCGATTATTCGCGGGGATTACGGGAGAGTAATTCGTGGGAGAAACGAAAATGGCTGTGGCGCGTGGGGATGTAATGCGGCTAAAGCCCCGCCATCCGATCC